GGACGTGACCTGCCGCTGCGCCGACGCGATGGAGTCCGCCGCCGACGCCTCGGCCTCGCCAACCTTCGCCTGAGCATCCGCGATCGACCGCGCGTTCTGCTGCGCGGTGCGGGCCTGATCGGCCTGCGCGTCCTTGACTGCCTGCGTCTTGTCGGCAACGTTCTGCTGCGCCTGCGCCAGTGCGTCCTGCGCGGACTTCACTGTGCTGCTGCCCTTCACGCCGGCCTTGTTCGCCGCCGCCGTCTGGTCAGTGAGGCGCTTCGTGGCGATCTGCTGCTCCACGAGAGCCTGCGCCGCCTGATCGGCTGCCAACTGGTCAGCCGCCAACTGGTCAGCGGTGACCTTCGAACCGGCCGCCTTGTCTGCGGCCAGCTGCTTCTGCGCCGCGGAGTTCTGTAGCTGGGCCTGGCGCAGCGCCAGCACGCCGTCCTTTTGCTGGTTGTTCAGGTCGACAAGCTGATCGGCCGCGGTCTTCCGCGCGGCGACCAGGTCGAGCTGGGCCTGACGCTGATCCTTCTGGGCTTGGGTGAGGTTCTTCTCCGCCGATTCGACGGCCTTGTCAGCCTGCTGCTGCCGCTGAGCGGCCTGCGCAATGGCGTCCGCGACGCCCTGCCGGGCCTGGGCGATCTGCCGGGCGCCGTTGCGCTCCGCCGCCGCCAACGACGCCTGAGCCCCGGCCAGCTGCAACGCACGGCTGGCGGCCTGCGCGGCCGTCTGCCCGCCCTTCGCCGTGGCCGTCGAGGCGGCCTCCTGGGCCTGCTTCTGCGCGTCCAGGGCGCCCTTGATCTGCGTGACCGCAGGAACAGCCGCCGCAGCAAACGCACCAACCCCGACGCCTGCGGCAGTGAACGCAGCCACCAGCGAGCCGGCGCCAGCCGCCAGCACAGGGATCGCCGGAATCGCAGCCAGCGCGCCGATCGCCACCGACAGCTGGAAGACGGCGCTCAGGGCGCCCGAGGTGTCGACGTTGATCCGGGCGTGAGCTTCGTCGCCGTCCAGCGAATTGACCTGCGTCTGGATCGCTGCCAACTGCGCTGCCGCTGCCGCTGCATCGACGCGGATAGCGATGTCAGCATCGGACGCCGCCAACTCGCGCAGACGGACACTGATCCGGTCGATGATCGCGACCGCTTCGGCGTCGCTGATGTCGATGCCGATCCGTACATTCTGCAGCGCCTCCAACTGGCCCCGTAGGTTGTACAGGTCGCGCTCCGCAGCAGATGAGTCCGAGCGCAGCCGGATCTCCGGCAGATCCTGCATCGCAGCCCGCAGACGGTCCCGGAGCGTCCTCGCGAACGCCGACCCCGTCTGGTCGCCCTGCCGCGCCGCCGCCGGCCTCGCGCCCGCGCCACCCTGGGTGATGCCGTCAGCCAGAGACGTGCGGATCTGCGCGACGATCCGGTCAGCGATCTGCTCGCCGATCCGCTCCCCGATCGCCGTCGCGGCGGTGTTGTTGACGTTCGCCGCCATCGCCGGGGCGAAAGCCCGGCCAGCAGCCGCGCCCGCATCCTCACCAGCGCGAGTTGCCGGGGGGACCAGGCCGTCACGCAGCCGCGTATAAATCCCGCTGGTGTTGGGGATGATGTCGACTTCGACGGACCCGACACTGATCGGCATCGAGAGGCCCCCTCTCGCAGCGCTACGCGGCGCCGCTGTTGATCAGGCTGAAGAGTCGTTCCGCGTTCGCCTCAGAGAGGGCCCGCTTAGCCCGCAGGGGCTTTGCGCCGGGCCGCCGTACCGGCTCCGGAGGATCCGGTTTCCGCGCCTTGCTGTCAGAGTTCGCCAGGATCAGCACGTACTCAACCCGGCGCAGCCCATCAACCACAGCCGCCAGCAACTGCTCCATCTGGGACCAGCGCGCCTTCTCCGGCTCGCCCTTCTCCGCCTGCTCCGCCAACTCTTCATCCGACATGGAGTTCCGCAAGGCAGTCCACGTCGCCGACTCCGGCGGCAGGTTCTCCAGCAGTACCCGCAGGCGCCGCGACGTCATCTCGTCCCGCCACCACGCCGCGATCTGGTCCTCGGACCGCGGGTAGTAGCGGGCGAGATCCGCCTCTACCGCCTCCGCGTGCTGCGAGACGACCGACTCGGCCCACTGGACTTTCCCGGGGCCTGCCCGGTGCGGTCGTAGGCGTCCTCCACGAACTGGTTGAACTCGTCGATCGTCGGGTCGAGCTCCTCGTACAGCTCGTAGTCGTCCTCGTGGAGGATCGCCTTCATGAACGTGTCGAAGTCCCCCTGACGGACGGCGCGCTGGGCCGACATCGGCCATGCGCCCGTCGGCAGCGCCCGCACCTCCTCGCCGCACAGCGGCATGGCGATGTGCCGGTTCGTGGCCTCCAGGCGCTGCTCGCGGGACTCCGGCTTCTCCTCGTCGTACCCGTCGCCCGTGTCGGGTTCGGCGTCGCGGGCCCGGGGGGCTGCGGTGCGGGTCGTGGTGCGCGGGCTGCGGGCTGTGGTCATGGGCGCGGGCCTCTCTCAATCGTGGCGCGGGCAGAACGAAATTGGGTGGTGGGTGGGCCGGGCCCGCGCCAGAGCTAGCCCACCCACCAGTCAAAGGGGCGTCGGCTCAGGAGCCGGTGTACACCGGCGTCGCTGCGACACGGTCCGCGTGATACACGGTGTTCCCGGCCTCGTCCGGGTAGGCGGTGATCGTCCACTCGAAGCCGGCCATCGTGTCCTGCTTGTGGGTGACGTCGGAGCGGTCGCTGATCTCGGCCTGGGGGCAGTAGAAGCCGCGCTGCGTGTCCCCGTCGAGGACGACGAACCACCAGGCGCGGCGGTCGGGCTGCGGCGACGCGGTCTCCGAGAACGTCGTCAGTCCGGAGGCTGGCGTCAGGTCGTCGACAGGGATCCGGTACTGGAGGGACTGCACGGTCGTGCGGGCGGTCTCCCACGCCACGATCTTGAACGTCCGCAGCGACTTGGTGATCGTGGTGCGAATCGGAGACGTGAAGCCCCACGGGGTGTAGGTCTGACTGTCCTCGTCGAAGCCCTGCACCAGGCCGTCGTCGGAGATGGCGCCGATCGGCGCCCAGTCTGTCGACGGCTGGATCGCCGGGTCGCCGGGCGATGCCGTTCCGAGATCGGCGACGAAAGCGCCGCCGTTCGCGCCGACCTCCATGAGGTCCGCGACGCGAGTGATGTTGACCATGAAGGGTCTCCCAACATGCGAAAACCCCGCCAGCGGCGAGGTCAAGGGGGGTGAACAGGTCTGGCGCGGGCCCCGTATCGACGGTCAGGAGACCGAGTGGAAGAAGATCTCGTAGGTGGCGCCGTAGCGGCGCAAACCCGTGTTCTCGTAGGGACGCCAGGCTGGCGCTGACACTGTCGACACCCGGCCGAACACGGCGTTCTCTGTCGTGGAGCCGCGAAGCCGGATCAGCAGCCAGCCACGGATCTGCGCCGACAGAGCGGCCGCAACAGCCCGCGACACCGCATACACATCGATGTCGACCAGAGCCCGATCCAGGCGGATTCCGTCGTCGTCGCCGGCCGACCGCTGCACCTGAACCGTCGGCAACTCGTCGAGGAGGCTGTTGTCCAGCTCGTCGCGCACGACGGTGCCGTCAGGGACGAGCGTGTTGAGCCACGCGATCAGCTCGACCTCGATATCGACCGACCCGACATCGCCCATCAGCTCCGGCCTCCAGCCTGGGCGGCACGCAGCAGCACGTGGTGGGCGTGCACCCGCTCGGTGCCGTACTCCACCCAGCGGGCGTAGTAGGCGCCGTTCCCGACCACACCGACCGGCCGTTTCTTCCCGGACCGGCCGACGGCCTTGCGCTGCACCCGGGCATACCAGGCGGCCTTGTAGTCCCCCGGATGCGGGTCGCCCGGGCCCCCTACGGGCGACAGGCTCTCCGCCACTGACTTGATCACCTCGGCACGACGCAGCATCTCCGCCTGTACGCCAGGAGAGTTCAGCAACTGGCCGACGCCCCGACTGCGCATCTTGTACTTCGCCTGCCTGGCTGCCACGGTGACACCTCCAAGCACAAGGGGGAACGATGATCGAAGTAGGGGCGCACACCACGAGCGTCCGATTCGACGGACAGACGATCACCATCAGCAGACGGCCCAAGCCCGGCATGTCCCTCATCGGCGCCGGTGACACCGTGATCCCGCTGGCGTCCGTGCAGTCCATCGAATGGAAACCCGCCGGCCGCCTGTCGCTGGGGCACATCCGATTCGCTGTGCCCGGCAGCCAGGGCGCTGCCGCGAGCACGCCGGTCAACCGGGACGCCCACGCGGTCGTGTTCGGCCGCAAGCACATGCCGCTGTTCGAGAAGCTCCGTGACACCGTGCAGGAAGCCCTCGTCAGCCGGTGATCCGGTCCGCGGCGAACTGCACCGGGCCCTTGGTGCCTGTGAACGGCGACCGGAGCCAATCGCCGGGCTCGCCGGTGATCTCACAGATGACACCCCGGATCCGCACCCTGTCCGTCGTCAGGACGTCCGTTCCCGAGGGGGCGTAGACGGTGTATCCGGTGATGACGGTGTCCCGGGACTGCTGCTCGGCGCCACCCACCTGGGGCGCGGCCTCGCGGGGAGCCACAACGCAACCCTTGACCGCGGTCTCTGTGACCTGCCCTGGGATGGGGTTACCCCGCTCGTCCCGGCCCGGCGAAGGGCCGGTCCGCAGCAGCGTCACTGTCTCGCCGAAAGGCCACGGCCCGGCCATCAGACCCAGCCCCAGCCAGGCTCGTACTCCGTGCCCTGCCCATAGGGACCCTCGTCCGTAGGCCAGGATGCCCACGGATCTGCTGTGGCAGGCGTCGGATCCACGGTGAATGCCCCGCCGCGGCCCGCCAGGGCTTTGAGTGCCGCCTTGTCGCCCTTCATCAGGTACAGGCCGCCCGAGCCGGACGGGCGCTGCACCGACATGGGGCCGATCGTCTCGTAGGACACCTGCTGCGGGTTCACATACGCCCGCGACGCGACACTGAGGACGACAGCGGTCGCCTCCGACGGCAGCGGGCGCACCACCGTCAGACACAGGTTCACAGCCTGCTGAATCAGCAGATCCGCCCTGGCACCGTCGATCTCGTCCAGGCCCAGGTAGAGGCCCAACTGCTCGGCTGTCGGAACTGTGAACGCCACCACCGCCACCCCCTACAGGGACTCGATTGTGGAGCACCACTGAGCCAACTCGGCCGCCGGATCCAACTCCGCCGACCTGGCCTTCGCCCGCTTCGAGGCCAGCCGGTACTCCGCAGGTACCGCGAGCTTCCGCAGGACCGCCTCGTAGCCGGCGGTGTCCTCCCGGTCGACGAAGATGCCGGCCTCGCCGAGCGACTCGCACAGGCCCGGCGTCGGCTGGGCCACCACCGGGATGCCCGAGGCGAGAGCCTCGCATCCGGCGCGCCCCCACGACTCGTAGGACGACGGCATCAGCAGCACCCGGGTCCGGGCGTACACCTGCTCCCGCATGTCCTCGCCCCGCACGTGTTCGACGATCTCCACGTTCGGCAGATCGGGGAGGATCTGCTGTCCGTAGGCGCCCTTCACCGCGAGGAACTGCTGGTCCGGCATCCGGCCGGCCAGCTTCTCCAGAACCCGGCCGCCCTTCTCCGGGTTGCAGTTGACCAACGTGATCGCCTTGCCGGGCTTCGTTGCGTACTCCTCGGCGAACACCGGCGGCCGCACGACCATGTCCGCCGCCGGCCGAACCGACTTCGGGTACTCCGCGAAGAACAGATCCGCCTCACGGGCCATCCACTGCGAGTTGTAGACCGCCAGCGCCGTACCGCCGGCGGCCATGTCCCGGAACGTCGCCAGATGCGTGTTGTGGCACACCACCGCCAACGGCTTGCCGTACCCGCGAGCCAGAGCCGCAGCCGACGGCACCGTCTCCAGATGAGCGATCAGCACATCGCAACGGCGCACGGCCGTCGGGAAGTCCAGGCGGGACTCCAGCGGCACCACCTGGATGCCGCGGTAGTCGTACACCTCATGCGCTCTCCCGTACCGGGACAGCCACACCTGCACGTTGTGCCCGCGCTCCACCAAGGGCCGCAGCATGGAGACGAGCATGTGCTCGGCCCCCGCATTGTGCTCCGGCGGCATCGCATGCACGCGGGCCACGATCGTCTTGGGCTTGGCCGCCCCGCCCGGCGCGGAAGCCGGGACAGCCCTGCCCATGTCAGCTACCGCCCGGCGTGCCCGTGTACTTCACGAACGCCTGCGCGTCGCCCTGCACGTAGCCGTAGAACGCCTCGGCCAGCAGCAGCACCAGGTTCTCCTGGAACGCGGAGTGCACGCCGCCGTCCTCGTCGATGTACGTGGCCTCCTTCGAGATCCGCACGGTGATGTCCATGCCGACGCCGTAGGCCGCCTGCGACCAGTCGCCGCCGATCGCCCGCAGACCGGTGTCCGTCGACGCGGACTGCCGGCGCTGCTTGCCCGACACTGATCGCGAGTACGCCAGCGGCTCGCCCACCAGCGTTCCCGCCGCCGCCATCTGGGTACCCGGCGTGGTGGTGTCGACGAGGATCGGCCGGCCGGTGGTGTCGGTCGCCAGCAGCAGCGTCGGCTTCAGCCGGTGGTCGGCGACGGTGCCGGTGTAGTCCCAGTCGTCGTCGATGACCTCGGCCATGCCGGTGACGATGTCCGCC